CGGAGTTAGATTCATTATGAGTATCTTAAAAGCAGAGAGTATTTTTAAATCTGACGGGGTTACTAAACATAATAGAGTTGGAATTCCACAAGGAACCATGACTCAAATTGGTGGTGATATAACTTGGCATACTTCATACAATGGCACCTCTCAGACTTTAGGATCTATTAGTGGAGCAACTGGAAGTGATGTATATGCAATAGGAATAGCTGTTTTTTATCAACACAATGGTAGTAGCAACCATGGATACTTGGCAGGGTGGTATCATCAAACAGGAGAAACAAGTAACGAAGGAATGCAAGATTTGCAAGCACACTATAATTGGTATTATAACTATTCCATTACTCCTTTAATTATTCCTTGGGATCCAACTGGAACTCAAAGTCTACAAATAAGTGGAATTAGTGCTTATAATACTAGCACTAACAATACATATAGAATATACTATACTGGAATATATACTCAAGACTAATAGGAGAAAAAAATATGTTGTTACCTGAAGTTACTATAGGACAAGCAGTTCATGCTTTGACTGGAAATATTCCAGGATCTTTCTTCGTAAAAGGTGAGGATAGTTATGAAAATATTGTATGGGATGAATCACTAATTCCTATTCCTCCAACTGAAGAAGAAGTCAATGCTAAGTTAGAGGAATTGAGAAATGCTGAACCTATGAATAGATTGAAAAAACATAGGAACATACTTCTTCAGAATTGCGATTGGACTCAAGGTTCTGATAGTCCTTTATCAGACTCTGCAAAAGCAGAATGGGCAACTTATAGACAAGCACTAAGAGATCTTCCAAACACCGCTAATCCTACATTAGATGGACCATTTATTAAGGACGTAGAATGGCCTCAAGAGCCAAATTAAGTTTCTAAATAAAACTATAAGATAACAAGACCATGAGTACATTAAAAGTTAATAATATACAAACCACTGCTGGAGACCCTAATTTAGGGAGAGTTATTAACGTAGTTCAAACTGTAGATTCAAATGCAACTTTCCTTTCTGGATCAGGTGGCACATACAGATCTTATAGTGGATTAAATACAACTGTAACTCCCTTAAGGTCAAATTCTAAGTTTCTTATAACATATGGAATTAAAGTAGGAGTTTATCAATATTCTTCAAGAGTTACTATGTTTGTTAATGGCAATGTTGTTTTGAGTAGAGAAGGTAATTCAAGTGGTTATAGAAGTTCATCTCATACATTTTTTGGTGCAACTGCTGATGCTTCTGGTAATGCTTCTATAGAAGGATTTGATGGCCAATATTTGTATGGTCATAGTGGTTCTGGATCCTTTAATATCACATTTGAAGCTTATGCTCAAGATTCTAATGGACTATATATCAATAGGTCCTACACTTATGATGATACTTCTAGAGGTAGACCATCTAGTTTTCTTACAGTTATGGAGATATCACAATAATGGACATAGCACAAGCAGTTTTATCTTTAAGACCTGGGGCTGAATTTACTGTAGTAAATGATGAATTAACTTGGCAAGATTCTGTTCAAACAAGACCAACTGATGAAGAAATTGCTGCAGAAGCAGCAAGACTTCGCACAGAATGGGAATCAAAAGAATATCAAAGAAAAAGATCTCCTGAATATCCTTCCTTGGGAGATCAATTAGATGCTTTATTTCATGCTGGAGTTTTTCCAGATGCCATGGCATCTAAAATTCAAGCAGTTAAAGATAAATATCCAAAGCCTTCATAAAGTTCCCTTGAACCCTGACAGAGTTATCCTACTCATGGTTTGAGTTTCTGTCAACTTGACATCTACATTCAGTCATGATACTATGTAAAAGTCTTGAGGAATCTTTGTAGCTTTGAGATCCAAAGACCTGTCCTTGGTGGTGGACAGTTTAATTAGTGTACTAGGGGGGAGTGGTGACCCCCCTTTTTTATGCTATCCTGTAAGGACAGTCAAAAAAGCACATGCCAGTCAATCTAGAAGTAAAAGGATCTCTTGCTAAATGTCTGGCAACAGAGAACCTTATTGTTGAGCATAAAAAAGTCTCTACTGCCTCTTTTGATGTTGATAGGAGGGTTCTAACCCTTCCTATGTGGGATAGGGCATCTGCCACTGTTTATGACCTTCTGGTGGGGCATGAGGTGGGTCATGCTATCTTTACTGATAACATTGATTGGCGTGAAGAATATCCTAATGTCCCTAAAGATTTTGTTAATGTGATTGAGGATGTTCGTGTAGAGCGTCTGATGAAGAAGAAATATCCTGGTCTGTCTAAAACTTTTTATCATGGTTATAATGAACTGAATGCTGATGATTTCTTCTCCACTAAGGATGAGAATCTAGATGAACTTTCATTCATTGATCGTATCAATCTGTACTTCAAGATTGGTGCATTCCATAACATTGCATTCTCTGATGCTGAGGATGATTTTGTGACTCGCATTAGTGCAGTTGAAACTTTCCAAGAAGTTCTCAAAATCTCTCAGGAGATTGTTGATTTCCTCAACTACAAGAAAAAGAAACTGAGTGAAATGCCTGATATTTCTCAGGATCAGGGTCAAGTTGGTGGTGAAGAAGTTGAACTTCCTGAGAATCAGCAAGGTGCTAGTGAAAACACCAACGACAATGCCAATGAAGAAGTTAATGCCAATGAGCAATCTTCTGTTGGTGATAATAATGAAAGTGAAACCACTATGGAACAAGAGATTCCCTCTGGTGGTGGTAGTGAACCAAGCAAAGAACATGGTGAGTTTGAGTCAAAGACTGCTCAATCATTTGAAGAGAAGGCAGAAGAACTGACTAACAAGTTTGGTGAAGAAACTGTCTATGCTGAATTGCCTGAGATTAAAATTGAGAATGTAATTGTTCCCAATGAGTATATCCATAATGCAACTAAGGAATACTATGCCAACTCTTCTTCTTGGGTAAAAGAATGGCATACTCAAGTCATTTCTGAGTATGTTAAGTATAAGAAGTCTGCTGAGAAAGAAGTTTCTTACTTAATGAAAGAGTTTGAATGTAAGAAGTCAGCAGATCAGTATGCTCGTTCTAGCACTGCTCGCACTGGTGTTCTTGATACCAGCAAACTGCATACTTACAAGTACAATGAGGATCTGTTCAAGAAGATTTCTGTAGTTCCTGATGGTAAGAATCATGGATTGATCTTTATTCTTGACTGGTCTGGATCCATGGCACGCTGGATTCTTGATACCTGCAAGCAAATGTACAACCTGATTTGGTTTTGCAAGAAAGCAAACATTCCCTTTGAAGTGTATGCTTTCACTGTTGATCCTAGTTCTTATGTTGAAGTGCAACCAGATCATCCTCCTTTGTATGACAAAGTGGCAGGAATTGTTGCTCCAGAAAAGTCTTTTAGACTGATGAATTTCTTCTCTAGCAAATCAAATGCTCGTCAATTAGAAGAGCAAATGAAGAACATCTGGGCATGTTGCTGGTCATTTCAGTATGGTAATGGTGCTGCTCCTAGACATCTTGATCTCTCTGGTTCTCCTCTTGGTGATACCATGCTCACCCTACATTCTCTAATTCCTGACTTCCAAAAGAAGAACAAACTTCAGAAAGTTAATGTAGTCTTCCTTACTGATGGTGAGGGATATGTCAACTCTATTACCAAGGTGAGAAAGAATCATGTTGGTGAAGAGTATATTGGTTATTCCAGAGCATTCAACACCACTATTCGCAACAGAAAGAATGGTAGAATCTATCAGTCCTATTCCTATGGCAACTTCCCTCAGTATTCTAAGGTTCTTCTTTCTACCTTGAAGGATAAGTTTCCTACAGTGAACTTTATCAACTTCAGGATCGTTCCTAGCAGGGAGTTTAGAACTTGCTATGAATGGTATGGAAGAGAGAGTGGTGATTATGAGGAAGTGAAGAAAACTTTCAAGAAGAATCAGTACATCACTTTCACTGGAACTGGTTATGATCAGTTCAACATTCTTCCTTCCACTGCTCTAGCACAGGATGAGGATTTTGTTGTTCCTGAGGATGCATCTAAGGCACAGATCAAGACTGCATTTGTTAAAATGCTGAGCAAAAAGAAAACAAATAAGAAACTTTTGTCTTCCTTTATTGATACTATTGCTTAGTGTGACAGTTGGGGGACTGTCTACTATTTCCCCCATTCCTCCTCCATCCATGGTATTATTACAAAGTAATCAAGTTAAAGACATGCAAGAACAGATTGTCAACCTACTCAAAGAACAATTTGGTGTTGAGGTTGATACTCAAGCAGTTCGTACTGTAGCAGATCAACTTAATACTTCTTATGCAACTGCAAGTAAGTATCTTCAAACTTACAAAGTTGGTCGTGGTAAATGGAATCTTGAGGCAACTGTGAAAGAACTGGAAGAAACCTATAATGCTCCTGCTGCTGAAGGTGTGGACACTGTTCAAACTATTGCATCTGTTCAACAAAATCTAATCCCTGTTAAAGATGATACCTTCGTCAACTTTGGTAACTTTAGTGATATTAAGAAAGTTGTATCCTCTGGTTTATTTTATCCTTCCTTTATTACTGGTCTCAGTGGTAATGGTAAAACCTTTGGAGTTGAGCAGGCTTGTGCACAACTTGGTCGTGAATTGATTCGTGTCAATATCACTATTGAAACTGATGAAGATGATCTCATTGGTGGTTTTCGTCTAGTTAATGGTGAAACTGTATGGCATAATGGTCCTGTTGTTGAGGCAATGGAAAGGGGTGCAATTCTTCTGCTTGATGAGATTGATCTTGCATCCAATAAGATCATGTGTCTCCAGTCTATTCTTGAGGGTAAAGGTGTCTTCTTGAAGAAGATTGGTAAGCATATTGTTCCTAAGGCAGGATTCAATGTGTTTGCTACTGCTAACACCAAAGGTAAGGGTTCTGATGATGGACGTTTCATTGGCACTAATGTTCTCAATGAGGCATTTCTTGAGAGGTTCCCTATCACCTTTGAACAGGAGTATCCTACCATTACTGTAGAGACTAAGATTCTCACTAAGGTTGCAGAATCTCTCAGTATTCCTATGATTCGTGAGCACACAGATTTTATCAAGCATCTGTGCACTTGGTCTGAGATTATTCGCAAAACCTTTGATGATGGTGGTATTGATGAAGTGATCTCTACTCGTCGTCTTGTTCATATCATCAAGGCATATTCTATCTTTGGCAAGAAAGATAAGGCACTCAAGGTCTGCCTGAATCGTTTTGATGATGAAACAAAGTCCACTTTTGTGGAATTGTATGATAAAATTGATGCTGAGTTTCAGCAGCAAGAGGGAGAGTAATCTCCCTCTAAATACATTATCCTTTGCACTCACTATCTCCATGCCTTCAATCTTTCTAGAAAAAGATGGTGATACCATCTATGAAGAACTAGAAGAAGATAATTTAGAAGAAGCAGAAGATGAATATAGAGAGGATAAACTGGACCAAATGATTTCCAAGTACAGTTATTGATTTCATGAGCATTATTAACATTGACACTATCAACCAGCATGAAGATGGTAGCATCTATGTTGCTGCTATAATTGATGATGCAGTGCAAACACATGCACAAACTTACTTTGAACCTGCTGAATATGGTCCTGCATTGTGTGAGGCAGTATTCACACTAGAGGAAGATGAGATCCTTCCTACAACTGAACATGAGTTGACACAATTCCTAGAAGATCTTGATTTAAGTTGGGAATTGGTGGATACTTCAGATTACTATCTTGATTGAATATGACAAAGAGAGCTCTTATTACAGGTGGTGCAGGTTTTATTGCGCACCACCTAATTGGTTATGTTCTTAAACACACTGACTGGGAAATTGTCACCCTAGACAGACTGGATTATAGTGGCAATCTGAATAGGTTGAATGACATCCTTGCTGACTTTACAGCAGAGGATCGTAAACGTGTGAAGGTTGTTTTCCATGATCTAAAGGCAGAACTTAATCCACTTATTAGATCTGAGATTGGTAAAGTAGATTACATTCTCCACCTTGCTGCTGGTTCACATGTGGATCGCAGTATTGAATATCCAATGGAGTTTGTTCTGGATAATGTTGTTGCTACCTGCAACATCCTAGAGTTTGCTAGAACTCAACAACCACACTTAGAAAGGTTCATTTACTTCAGCACTGATGAAGTATTTGGTCCTGCTCCTAATGG